GGCAAGCCGACGCTTGCACCGGAATCTGACAAGCGGCCGCCGATGGACCTGACGCCGAAAGCGGCTGATGTATTCAAAAAGATTGATGATTAATTGGAGGAATGAAAATGGAAAATACCAGCATTGTAGTAGAAAACGTACGTCTCAGCTATGTACACCTTTTGAAGCCCTACGGCCGCGACCCTATGGCAAAGCAGAAGTACTCTGTCACAATCCTGCTGCCTAAGTCGGACGTGGAAGGCAAGCAGAAAGTCGACGCTGCTATCGCGGCTGCCACGCGCAACGGCATCGCCAACAAATGGAACGGCGCAGCCCCGGCCAAAGTACCGACACCGGTATGGGACGGCGATGGCCTGGCCCAGAACGGGAACAAATTTGGCCCGGAATGCGCTGGCCATTGGGTATTCGCCGCATCGACGCCGGCGGATAAGCCTGTCGACGTCGTAGACGGCCGTATGAACCGCATCATCGACGCTACGCAGGTATACAGCGGCATCTATGCCAATGTGTGCGTTAATTTCTTTGCTTACAACTATCAGGGCAAGAAGGGCATCGGCTGCGGCCTCGGCCCGGTCCAGAAGGTCCGCGACGGTGAACCCCTCGGCGGGTCCGCGCCGACAGCGAAATCCGTATTCCACGTCATTCAGGAACCAGCGGCACCGTCTGCGCCTGCTATCAATCCTCTGACCGGACAGCCGATGTAATGCAATCCCAGGCGCGTGGACTTCCGCGCGCCTATTTTTCTCTATAGGAGTGAATCCGGATGAAACACAAACATCTATCCATCGACATCGAAACATTTTCAGATGTCGATATCGGGAAATGCGGGCTTTTTAAATACGTCGATACAGATGCCTTTGAAATCCTGCTGTTTGCGTACTCGTATGACTTTGGCCCGGTCCACGTCGTCGACATGACGAAGGGCGAAATCATCCCTGCGGACGTCTTGCAGGACCTTGCAGATCCCGGCGTCATCAAGCACGCATATAATGCGGCTTTTGAAATCACCTGCCTGAACCGTGCCGGCTATCGGACGCCCCCTGATCAGTGGCGGTGCACGATGCTCCATGGTCTGTACCTTGGCTACCCTGCCGGGCTGGCTAATTTGGGAAAAGCCTTAGGCTTGCCGGAAGATAAGCGCAAAATGGCTGCCGGCAAGGCGCTGATCCGCTACTTCTGCGTACCCTGTAAAGCAACAAAGAAAAACGGCGGACGGCATCGCAACCGGCCCGCGCACGACCCAGACAAATGGAAAACCTTTAAAGCCTACAACGCTCAGGACGTCGTCACGGAAATGGCCGACTATCAGCGGCTCATGGCCTATCCCGTGCCGGGTTGGGTCCAGGAAGATTGGGTAATTGACTATGAGCTCAACCGCCGGGGCATCCAACTCGACATGGACCTTGTCAAAGGGGCCATCGCCATCGACGGGGACTACCGCAGCGCGCTCATCGAAAAAGCCATACGGATTACGGGCCTGCGAAATCCCAACAGCCGAAATCAGCTGCTGGCCTGGCTCAACGAAAACACGGACTTAGAGCTTGAAAAACTGACCAAGGAAACTGTCGCGGAATCCTTACAAGTGGCCAGCGGGGATGCGGAAGAGGTCCTGCGGATCCGCAAGAATCTATCCAAGTCCAGCGTCACGAAATACCAGGCCATGGACCGCGCTGTCTGCTCCGACGGACGTATCCGCGGCGTCCTGCAATTCTACGGCGCCAATCGTACGGGACGATGGGCGGGCCGTCTGGTCCAGGTGCAAAACCTGCCGCATGACGTCCCGCAAGCCATCGCCACGGCGCGGCATCTGGTCAAATCGAAAAACCGCCGCGGCCTGGAGCTGATGTATGGCGACGTAGCCAGCACATTGTCCCAGCTCATCCGCACGGCGTTCATCGCGCCCGACGACGCGATGCTGTGTGTCTCTGACTTCTCGGCTATCGAGGCGCGCGTATTGTCGTGGCTGGCCGGTGAAAAGTGGCGTATGGACGTCTTTGCCAACAATGGCGACATCTACTGTGCCTCAGCGTCGTCCATGTTTGGCGTCCCCGTCGTCAAGCACGGCGTCAACGGCCATCTCCGGCAAAAAGGGAAAGTCGCAGAGCTGGCCCTTGGCTATCAAGGCGGCCCGAATGCGCTGATTTCCATGGGCGCACTCAAGATGGGCCTGATGGAAGACGAACTGCCGGATATCGTCCGCCGCTGGCGGGCATCGAATCCACGGATTCAGGATTTCTGGTACGCCGTCGACGGGGCGGCCATGTCTGTCATGCAAAACGCACAGCTTGTGGGGCTGCCGCACGGCATCATCTTTAGCCGGGAATGCAACCTGCTATACGGCTATGACTACTTGACGATTACACTGCCAAGCGGCCGCCGGCTTTTCTATCCGCAGCCGTACGTCGGGGAAAACCAGTTCGGACGGCCTGCGATACACTACAAAACGCAGATGGGCGCGAACTGGGTATACACATCGACCTACGGCGGCAAGCTTGTCGAAAACATCACGCAGGCAATTGCCCGCGACTGCCTGGCCCTGGCCCTCAAGCGACTGGTACAGCACGGCTACAAGCCGCTCATGCACATCCATGACGAGGTAGTCTTAGAGGTCCCTAAGGACCAATTGCATGACGATGAAATCGACCGCATCAATGCGATTATGTGTGACCCGATTCCATGGGCGCCGGGGCTGATCCTCAACGCCGACGGCTTCATTAGCCCGTATTACAAGAAAGACTAGAAAGGATGAACAATATGGCTAAATTTTATACGCCTGAAGTTGATAGCGCTATTACAAATGTACATATTAATATTGAACACGTAACATACTTTACAACTACTAAGCTCGATGACGGCTCAGTTGATGTTGCTTTTTACTTTGGCACAGGCCATCATCGTAGCACTCCGCCGACAATTAAAGTCAATATAGATGAAGACGATGTAGACTATTTATTCTCATGCATGCATGATAAGGAGATGTTTGTTGATGTCTAAGGGGAAATGCATCATCTGCGGCGCGGAATTCGACAGGCCCGCGCATAACGGCCGCTCGGTGTACTGCGACGACTGTCGCAATCGTATTGTCAGCGCCTACGAAGCCCGCATCAAGGCACATGAGCTAAAGCGCCTGCCGAACTGCCTCATCTGCGGGGCGCCGAATCACTCGACCAAGATGCTGACCTGCTGCGAAACGCACGCGCGGATGCTCAACGGTATCCTGTCGGCCTGCCGGAAGACGCGTATGGCTGCATACGCCAGAGAACGCCGGAAAAAAGGCGGGAGTCCGGAAGTGCACTATACACCTAAGAAAAAGCCGCTTTGTAAGATCGACCAGGACGCGCACGACGCAAAAGCCGCGGGCATGTCGTACGGCCAGTACATGGCCCTGAAAGCACAGAGGAGGGACGCCACATGATGAACCGGGCACGCATTGCCGCTAACGGCGGCACGATATCGACTTCCGTACTCATCTACATGGCCCTGCACGACGGCATGGGATTCGGGAAAAAACGGCTCGACGCGATTACCGAAAAAGTAATGGCCTATAGCGAGGACATCAACCACAGCGCCGAAAAGCTGACGGCGTACCGCAACCGCCTCGATGACTGCGGAATCGACTTCCAGCTAAAAATGGATTTCATCCGGACGCTTATCAAGGGCCTGCAATTCAGCGGCCAGAAAGAGCGGACCGGCGCGGAAGCGGGCATGGAAGTGACCTATACCTTGGTCCTCCTGGCCGTCCATGACCTGTACGGCCTCGGCCGCGTACGACTGCGGCGCATACAGGAAAAGATAAAGGATTATGCATGGTATATCCGCGACGGCGTCGTCCATGTCCTGGAATACATGAAATGCCTGACCTGCGAATGCGGGCAGAAGTATCAGGCCCTCATGGGCTATGAAAAAGAGCACGGCGAAATAAAGATTTACGGATAGAAGGTGATACGATGAGCAAGTATATTGTTTGGCGGTTACTGCTGCTTTACGTTACTGTTTTCTGGATCGCGTTTTTCGCGATGGTTATTTATATATGCAGGTGAGATTATGAAATGGGTAAATCCAAAAGATGAAATGCCGGGGCGGTATAAGGTCATCCTCCTCGTTATCCGCTATCCCCT